CAGAACGGCCAGCCGATCGCGAACCCGGTTTTCGATGCGCAGCCTGCCTGGTCGCAGGCCGATGCGACGATCGGCGATCTGGCCGCCTCTCAGGACGGGCTCACCGCCGTCGAGACCGGGCTCAAGGCCGGGACGGATACGGTTCAGGTCGACGCCGTTATCGGCGGGATCACGTTCACCGCGACGGCCACGGCCACGATCAACGCGGTCGTGCCGGCGCAGACCCCGACCAGCATCAACATCGTCGCCACCCCGGCGTAAGGAGGAGAGCATGGCCCAGAGCATGACCCCGGCAAAGGTCGCCGCAGCCAAGGCACAGGCGGCGCTCGACGAAGCTCCGCCGGTCGCCGATCCCGTTCACTCGATGCTCAGCTCGATGCTGGCTACGATGGAGGCCATCGCTGCTCTTGTGCCTGGGGCGCACAACATCAGGACGCAGTGCATCCAGCCGATGAAAGCCGCGCTCGCCGCGATGACGGCGCCGCCCAAGTAGCATGTCAGACGCCGGGCTTGTGCTTGAGCCGGAACCCGCTACGGCGCCGGACGGCTCGGGCGATGGTGGGGAGGAGCGCGCCGCGCCAACGCGCGACCGCGACCTCCTTGCCGGGCGAAACCAGAAGCTCCGCGACAAGCTCGACGAGGTGTTCAACCACGTCCTGCGCACGTTCGAGGATCAGAACGAACGCTCGGCCGACATCGACGATTATTGGGACTGCTACAACTGCCAAGCGAACGGCAACCAGTATTACAACGGCATCGCGAACATCTTTTTCCCGATCATACACGATGCCGTCAACGCCATCGTCACCCGGTTTTCCAATCAGATGTGCCCGCAATCCGGGCGCTACCTGGAAATCGTTGCGGCGGACGGCACGCAGCCGGAGCCGTTGATCGGTCTCCTCGAACACTATCTGCGCGATGCCCGGTTCGAGACGCAGGTCTTGAAGCCTCTCATTCGCCTCGCGATTGTCGAGGGCCAATACAACCTCTATGTCGATTGGGCCGAGCTCGAACGCGAGATTGTTTCACGTGAAACACACGGCCCCCGGGTTGAGGTCGCGGGGCAGCAGATGGAGGCCCCGGGCGAAGACATCGAGGACATGGGCGAGCCCGAGCTGATCCGCGAGGGGCGCCCCGTCTTCGACGTGCTGCACGATAACGATGTCGCGGTGTGGCCGGCCAATGTCGACTCGCTGGATGAGGCGTTCGCGATTGGCGGCGGTGTCGCCATCGTGCGCCACTGGACCAAGGCCAAGATCGACCAGATGATCGAGCAGGGGTGCATCCGGCGCCCCGAGGGCAAGGCGCTCAAAGAGTCGATGGACAAGGTGTCCAAGGATCAGGCCAACGTCGAGAAGCACCTGGCCGAGGCGGTCGGCATCCATCCCAAGGGTACCGGCGCGACGGTCTGGGAAGTGTGGCTGACGCTACCCCTCGACAAGAACGGCGGCTACAGCGAGGATGGCAACCACCGGCTCTGCCGGGTCTTCCTCGGCCCGAACCGGGCGCAGCTCGGGGCCAAGCGCAACCCCTACTGGAACGACCGATGCCCGCTCCTTTCGGTGCCGATCGAGAAAACCCCCGGCGTCTTCAAGGGAAAGAGCCTTATCAGCTATGTTGATTCTCTCCAATATGAGGCGAACGACGCCATCAACGAAGGGGCTGACGCGGCGACCCTCTCGGCGGCGCCCATCGTTCTACGAGACCCAGAAAAAAGTAACGGCCCGCTCGTTTTTGGTGTGGGTGCGATCTGGGATGGCGGGAAAGACGCCATTAGCCTACTCACTTTCCCCGACCTCACGCCCCGAGCTCAGACCCGTGTTCAGATGGCTTTGGCCGCGATATTCCAGTCGCTAGGCGTCAACCCGTCGATGCTGCCGCAGCAGACCCGCGCCGGGAAACCCAATCAGGCGATGGTGGCGCAGGAGCAGCAGGTCGACCTCCTGACGACGGCGGAAGGGGTCAAGGTGCCGGTCGAGGGCATCCTCACGCCGATGCTCGGGCTCATCGTCGATTACGATTATCAGTTCCGCGACACCGATTTGACGATCCGCCAATTCGGCGAGATGGGCGTGCGCGCCCGGCTCGAACAGGTGCCGCCGCTGCAGAACCGCAACGGCTACACGTTCCTCTGGCGCGGTGCCGAGCAGGTCAAGATGGCGGGGATGATGGCGCAGGCCGGCACCGCATGGATGGCTGCGCTGATGCAGCCGGCGATGCAGGCCGCTCTCGCCAAGGCCGGGTACGAGTTCGATCCCGCCCCGCTCGTCATCATGCAGAACCAGAACCTCTTTGGGGCCTACCTCGGCAACCAGGTGCTCATCAACCAGCGCGAGATGCTGACGATGGACCCGGAGATGGAGAATGAAATCCTCAACAGCGGCCAGCATCTGCACGTCCACCCGCTCGATCAGGATATCCCGCACCTGAAAAGCCACATGGCCGACAAGCAGATGAGCGGCGATCCGTTCGGCACGGTCGGCGAGCACATCGCGGCACACATCCAGATGATGCAGATGAAGAATATGGCGGCGATGCAGGCCGCCCAGGCGAAGACTGGCGTGGGTCCGGCAGGCGGCCAGGGGTCGCGTGGCCCGCAACCGGGCGCGCTGCCCGCGGGGCCGCATGCGCCGCCTCGCCCGCCTGGCTTGCCCCATCCCGACCAGGGACCGCAGTCTGGTGTCGTAAGTATGCCTCGCCGTACTTGACAACGTACCAAATATAGCGGCATAGCCAATACACGAGCGGGCGATCGCAGTCCGCAACGAGCGGGGGAACGCACCCCGAGGAGAGAGAATGGCACGCACACGCGGCGAGGTCGCCGATCCTGTTGACGTACCCGAGGAGGAAGTCCTTGGCCCGGAAGATGCCCCGATCGTCGAAGACGAAACCCCTCAAGTCGATGCCGATGGCAATGCCATCGAACCTGAAGTCGATGAAAACGGGGACCCGATCGAGCCGACGGAAGGTCAAGATGAAGTAGTTGACGACCTCCCGCCGCCGAGGCGCTCGGGTGGTGGCTCCGAGGTCATCAGAGCCCAGCGACGGGCGAGGCAGGAGGCGGAGGAAAGGGCGGCCCGCCTGGAGCGGGAGTTGGCCGAGGCGCGCGGTTTCCAACAGGGAATGCAGGCGCGACAGGTCGACCCCCAGGCGCAAGCGAGGGCAGAGCAGGAGTTCTATGCGTCGTTGGAGTTGATGCCTCCGGCGCAGGCGTATCAGGCAATCGTCGCGCGGGAGCGGCAGAACGTAGGAACGGCGCTACAGCAGATCGAGTTCAGGTCGAACGACAGGGCGGACAAACAGGCGTATGACATCGCGGCGCGTACATCCAGGGTTCACCAGCAATACCGCTCTCAGGTCGAGCAGACCTTGGCGTCCGAGCGTGCGGCTGGCCGTAACCCGGATCGCGAAGTCATCCTCAAATTTCTCGTTGGCAACGACGTGTTGGAGCGTTCTGCGCGGGCGGCACCGGCCCAGCGTAACGGGGCTGCCGTGCGCATTGCTCAGCAGCGGACGCAGCCGACCGGAGCGCGCAGCAACGTGTCGCCGGGAGGGCGAAGGCCCGCGCCCGGCAGCCGGGAGGCCGATGAGGCGGCGCTGGCCAATGCTGCGGCCCAAGGACTCAATCTCTGGGATTTGTAGCGGGAGGCCACCGCGCCCCCGCATAAGGGAGGCGTGAGGCATGGCCCAAGGTTCGACCCCAAATCAAAGCAATCAGTATGCCGGCATTACGACCCGTTTCATCGCCCGAGAGGCGATGGAGCAGACCCAGCGGTATCTCGTCCTCTATCAGTTCTCCGACAAGAAGACGATCCCGCACGGTCGTGGCGTTCAGTGGGAGGCGTTTCGCTGGAACTACATGAACCTGCCACGGTTCCCGACCGCGGAAGGCGTGCCGCCCAATCCGAACAGCCTCGATTTCACGCAAGTCACCGGCACCGCCGTTCAGTGGGCGGGGCGCTGGGTCGGCACCGATGTCGCGACGATCACGACCCAGCAGGATCTGATGCGTGCGGCCGGGAAGCAGCTCGGGATGCAGCTCGCGCAGTTGAAGGAGCGCAACGGCTTCGTCAACATGAATGCCGGAACGCAGGTCAACTACGCGAATGCGGTGGGCGCCCGCGGCAGCCTTGCGGCTACCGACATCCTCAACCCGACCGATGTCAATCGGACCTACGCCAACCTCTCGAACCTCGGTGCGCAGAAATGGAACGGGCAGACCGGCGAGACCGTCGAACGCTCGATCGACTACACCGCGCGCAATTCCGAGAAGACGATCAAGGGCGTCGAGCACTATGTCGCCGTCGCTTCGATCTTCCCGTTGGAGGATCTGCGCAACAACCCGACCGTCGTCAACGCTTGGAGCCGGTCGGATGTCGACCGCCTCTACATCAACCAGATGGGCTACTGGGGCGGGATCACGTTCTGCGAAACCAACATGGCCCCGAATTGGCTCGGCACCGATGCCCCGACCGGGGTGAACGCTGTCGGGAATCTGACCACCGGCACCTATACGATTGTCGTGACGGGTTGGGACGATTCCAAATTCTACGAGAGCCGGATTTCGCAACTTTCCGCCGACATCTCGGTCACGACCGGCGGCATCCAGGTCACGGTGCCCTCGACCACAGGCTTCACTTACGCGGTCTATGTCGGCGTTGGTTCGGGCGCGCTGCCATCGCAACTGGGCCTCACCACCTCCGGCCCGACCGGGGGTTCGTTCGCGGGCCAGGCGATCGAGATCCCGCCCGGGACCGTCGTGACAATCACCGGCCTCGGCGCC